CCTCCCGGCGGGGCGGCGGTGGCCGGGGGCTGGCGGCGGTCTCCTGGCGGTTCCCGGCGTGGCACTACACACGCATATACGCGCAGCGCACGGGCGCAGGAAAAATATTTTTTATTTTTTTCTACGATTCTACTTCGTAGAATCTACGAAAAAAATAAAAAATTTTTGCCCGGTTGACGAATTTCGGCGGCGGCGCTATGCTGGAAACACGCCGGACGGGGCAGCCCCCCGCCGGACCAGCGAACCGCCGCCGCCCGGCGGCGTCCACGAAAGGGGAGGTGAACATGGACGAAATGACCACGCGGGAAGTTGACCGCCTGGCCGATTGGCTAAAGGCGCAAGGCTTCACGGCGGAGCAGGTGCTGGAGTGTATCAAGTACATCACCAGCGCCACACCACCGCCGGAAAAGTAAAAAGCGCCGGCCCCCGCTCTTAACATAGCGGGCCGACGCTTCCCCTCCTCCAGCGGCCCCGGCGGTGAGTTTGCCGCCTTCGGGGCCCCACTGGGGGGACGGTTCAAGGATACCACGACCGCCCCAAAAAATCAAGTTTTGATAGGCCCCCACCGGGCCGGAAAGGATTACAACATGAAAATTGGCGATTACGTGAGAACCCCCCGCTTTTGCACCGTTCGGATCAAAGAAATCTACACCGACAAAGAGGCCGCAAGGCAGGCCGGGTACACCGAACCCACCTACTACCGCGACGCCTCCGGCGTGGAAGTTTTGGGGAAATCGGTTGATCTCAACTGTATGGTATTCGCTGCTGTTCTCACTTAACAAAACCCGCAAGGCCGACGGTTCCCCGCCGCCGCTGGTGCAAGCCCAGCCGCCCCACCAGGGCGGGCGCTCATGGGTGACAAAACCGCCCTACACAAACACAAAATTTTGGACAGGCCGCCAGGCCGGAAAGGATCAACCATGAAATACTTTGACAGTTGCCACACTCTGGACGAACTCAAAACCGAATACCGCCGTTTGGCCCGTATCCATCACCCCGACGTTGGCGGCGATGTCGCTACTATGCAGGAAATCAACCGCCAGTATGAGGCCGCCTTTAACCAGTTGAAAAACGGGGCTGCCGCCGACGGTGAGAAGCAAACCAGCGAAACCGCCGGGGAGTTTATCGCCATCATCAACGCCCTTGTCAGGCTCCGGGGGATCACGGTGGAGTTGTGCGGCTCCTGGCTCTGGATTTCCGGCGACACAAGGCCGGTCAAAGATGACCTAAAGGCCGCCGGGTGCAAGTGGGCCGCCAAAAAATCCATGTGGTACTGGCACCCCTCCGACGCCGCCCCCATCCGCCGCCACCGGTCCACCAGTATGGCGGAAATCCGTGGCAAGTATGGCTCCCGTGTCCTGTCCGGGGGAAGTCACCCGGAAAGTGACCTTTGCACCGCTTGATCCAAAACACAAAACCCGCAAGGCCGACGCTTTCCGCGCCGCTGGTGCAAGCCCAGCCGCCCCACCAGGGCGGGCGCTCATGGGTAACAAACCCAAAACAAAACAAGGAGGACCACAAAATGCAGGAAACAAAGCCCTTTGAAATTCCGGGTATTCTTGAATCCCTTTCTGACGATGTAAAATCCGGCAAAATGACCTTGGAGGAAGCTGCGCTTGAACTCTATCGGTCCGGTTGGATGAACTTCATCGACATTGACAGGGCTAAAAGATTGCTTCAACTGTAACCCGCAAGGCCGACGCTCCGCGCCGCTGGTGCAAGTCCAGCCGCCCCCACCGGGGCGGGCGCTCATGGGTAGCAAAACCCAAAACACAAAATTCAGGAGGTCCGCTCATGAAAAAATCCGCCAGTATCTTTACTCCCGCTTTGACAAAAGCCCTTAAAACCCGCCCCACCGTTATCCAGTGCCAGACCGACGGGGAGTATACCTACATTAGCAACGGCTTTTTCCTTGTGAAACTGCTTCCCCACGAATACGACGAATTTGTCCGCCCTGTCACCCAGCGCGATCCCGGTTCCTGGACCATCGACGAAAAGGGCCAGCCAACAGAACGAAAACCCCTTGACCTGTCCCGCACCCTGTCCGACTTTGACAGCAGAAGCGATCTTTCCGCCATGGCCCACACCCCCTTTACCTTCTCGATGGAAGCCAAAAAAGCCTATTCTGTCATCGCCTTTTGCAGTGCCAACAACGGCTTTGTGTCCTTCTTTGACACAAAATACACCGCTATGGTCTCCTTTGACCGGGTGAATCTTGGGGGCGCTTCTCCCGCTTCCCCGATGATTGTTTCCCACAATGGTAAACCTGTCGCTCTGCTTCTTCCCGTGCGGGTTGACAACCCCTCCATAACCGCCGCTGTCCTGGCCTATTCCACCAGTAAGTACCCAAAAGCCAAAACCGCCGCCCCCGATCCCCAGCTTTCCGCCGCGCTGGAGGAAGTCGAAAGGCTCCGTGAGGAATTGAAGCAAGCCAAAGCCCACGCCGCCCCGGAACAGCCTGTCAACAAGGCCGCCGCTGTCCTGTCCGCTCTGGAAAGCCTGGATGGAATCACCGCCACCGTGAAGGGGGCGCAAACTTCCGCCCCGGTGGTTTGGATAGGCGGAACCGTCGAAGCCCACAAGACCGCCTTGGAAAAGCTGGGGGCAAAGTGGTCCAGCAAACGCTCCGCCTATTATATCCAGGCCGCCTAAATCCCAAAACCCGCAAGGCCGACGCTCTGCGCCGCTGGTGCAAGCCCAGCCGCCCCCATCGGGGCGGGCGCTCATGGGTCATAACCCAAAACTACAAGACGGAGGTTTACATCATGGCAGCAGTTGAAAGAAAGATTCCCGGCACCTTTTCTAAAGTCCCCGGCGGGTACGAGCAGAGGATTGATGAAAGCACAACCATTTTTGTCCCGGATATGTGCGCCTCCAGCTTCATTCCAGAGACCGGCGAACTTCACGGCTACGCCCCCGACTATGACGCATTGGAAGCGGCCAAATCTCCCGCCATCCATGCGGACAGGCCCGGCGAGTATTCCTATTGCTACGAAATGGACCACGCGCCTACCGGCTGTGACTTCTCCGCTGACCTGGCCTATTATGGAAATCACTATTTTCTCTACCCGCTTCGTGATGATCTTCCCCGGCTTCGTGGGCGCGGTATCACCTACAACGAGAGCAACGGCACTTACAAGGTCACGCTCCGCGCCTATGCCAAACTCAAAGAGCAGTACAAAATCAAGCGTGAAACATACCTTGACTGACCCGCAAGGCCGACGGTTCCCGCCGCCGCTGGTGCAAGCCCAGCCGCCCCCACCGGGGCGGGCGCTCATGGGTTATAGAAGCCCATAATCCCTACCTAAAAGGACGTGATGCCTATGATTTAACAAAAGAGCCCCAACCGGTACGCAGCACCGGCCAGGGCAGCCCCCGGAGAGTTTCCACAACCCCACCAGCGGCCCTTTGATTATACAGGGGCCAGTCCCAAAAATCAAGGAGGAAATTATTATGTTGGAATACGTTCCTTATCTGCCGGTCCAACTCATGCTTGGAGCATATAAAATCCCGCCCAATTCCCAGGTCATCGGCTCCCACGCTGTCCGTAACCCCAAAACCGGTGCCTCCGGCGTCCTGATCCGGTTCAATGCAACCGGCGCTTATTGCCTTTTTTGCGCCGGTGTCATCCGCACCGTGGACCCCCAAGACGTCCTCCGGCTGCTGGCGCAGAAATGATACAGAAAGTCGCAATCTATATCCGCGTGTCCACATTGGACCAGGCCAGAAACGGCTACTCCCTGGCGGCCCAGCGCAAAACACTGGAAGATTATGCCACTTTACACGGCTATGAGGTCGTCCATGTTTATGCGGATGAAGGTATCAGCGGAAAGGACATTTCCCACCGGCCTGCGGTGCGTGAGATGCTGGAGGAGATAAAAGAAGGGGGTATTGACATAATCCTTGTTTGGGCCCTGTCTCGCCTTACAAGGAGCGTTGCCGACCTATACAAAATCTTGGAATTGCTCCAGCGTCACAACGTTTCTCTGGTCTCGCACACAGAAGCGTTTAATACTACAACCCCTATGGGTAGGGCTATGATTGGCTTTTTGGGAATTTTCGCCCAAATGGAAAGGGAGATCACCGCTGAACGCGTCAGGACGGCCATGGCCGAACGAGCCGCACAAGGGAAGCGCACTGCCCACGAAGTT